CCGAGAACAAAAACAGTCCCAGCCCTAGCGATAGTCTGCCAGATAGTCTTTTTGATGCCGCGCCAGTCGGTAATCAGCGAGCGAAGGTCACGAACATCGGTACCGGCGTCATCGTCATGAAGCCCGACTTCTTTTAGAGCCGATTTCATTTCCTCACGGACGATCTGACGTAACGCTATTTCGTCGATGTTCATGGCGACTCCTTACGGCTTCATTGGCCAAGTGATCGAGGTGGGGAAGCCTGCCTGCTGAGGTATGTCTCGGAGGGCTTGGCGGTAGGCCGCCCACTCGCTCGGAATTGCCTGACCAGATTCGAGAGACTTAATAACGACCCAGTCACACTCAGACAAAAGCCTGTCTCGCTGGGTTCTGGCGTTGGCTGCAAACTCGGCATCCTTCTGGGCTTTGTAGGCTGCTTCCTGTTCTGCTGCGGTAGTCTCGCCGTCAACGAATACAGGGCCAAGGATGTACTTGGTGTACCACTTGCCCTCGATCTGCTCCACGCCGTCACGCTGCGAGTATTGGTAGACCGTGCCGCCTGAAGCCTGCGGGCCCTCAAAGACATGATCAGCGCCCAATGCTACAAGAATTTCGTCTGTCGTCTGCCCCCATGTAGGGCCGCCGCTAGCCTGCTGGTAAGCACGAAACTCCTGTTCAAGCATGACTTGGCCTGTTGATCTGATTCGGATTTCCATGGTTACCTCTAAGCTATTGCCAAAAAGATATAGTTGGCAGAACTGACGTTAATGTTAGTTGCCGCAAGCTGATTGACGATAAATCCAGTGCTGTTCGTGTCTACGCTATCATCCGTAGTCACTTGGCCGGCATTAGTGTTTAGGCTAAGGTGTGGATCGTTACCCGCTACGATACCACGGGCAGAGTCCCAGACGTACCAATCGCCGGTGGAGTTTATGCGCTTTATGAGCACGAACCTTGCACCCCCAGTGAAGCCACAGTTGATCGTCTGGCTACTGCCGTTTCCTGTATAGCTGCCTACTTTGGAAACGCCTGCGAGTGTGGCGAAAAGGTAAGTGACGAAAGTGCCTGTGTTCTGATTCACATCGTCATTTGTTCCTACCGTAAATACAGTGGATGTCGGTGCCGTGTCGTTCCACATCGTATCCAGATCAGCCGTTGCAGCAGTGCTGTTCAAGACCAGATAATCAGTCGGATCATTGTTGGCATAGACAATCCAGTTATCTGCCGCGCTGCGTTTTTTGCGAATCATTAACTCAGGCACAGCGCCCAAATTGTGCGTGATCGTATGTGCCGAACCTGTGCCAGTATCGCAAACCACATCCATGAAGCCTGGGGCGCGGCGAAAACTCCAATAAACCGGTGTATAGCTAAATCCAGCATAAAAGCCACTGTCGATAATTGAAGTATTACTTTGAAGGCTAATGCCTGTTGTAGAAGTTTCCGCACCCGTATCATAGGCCAATAAATACACACTTGCAGAGCTAGACGTTGATCTTAGCCTGTCAAAAACTACCGTACCGCCACTTGCAGTATTTGCCGCCCACAGAGAGTCTACGGCAAAATTAGTTGTCACTGCCAACGGCGAACTTGGGGGCGTGTTATATACCTGTGGACTAAACACACTCGTCCCACTGGTCGGCACTTTCATCGGGCCACGGCGGATGGCGATGTAGATGTAGGTGTCTCCAGATGCGTTTACATCGCCACTGGCAGATAGAGGTTGAAAACCAGTAGCGGTTGGCCCGACTTTAGTTTGACTACTTTCAGAATTAGAATTGTTTGGGAACAACATTGCGTCTGTTCCGTTTGCCGTGAAACCCCGCATATTATCCATGAGGAACCATTCGCGGCCAGCAGTTGTGGCGTTTTTAACAAGCAACCACTGCGGCTCCCATCCGAGTGTTACGGACGGCCCTGTTGCCGAGCCATTACCAGTATAACTCCCACACGAAATAACATTGTCCGTCCCAGACAGGCCAAAGCCGCCTGCATCGTGGGCGAATAGGTAGGCTACGTAAGTGCCACCAGAAGCGTTGACGGTCGAATCAGTACCAAGTGAGAACACTGTGCTAGTCGGCGTAGTGCTGTTCCAGCGGGTTGCACCAGTGGCTTTGGCGGCCGCGGTGTTCAGCACCAAGTATTCAGTGTTGGCAAGGCTTCGGTGATAAACCTGCCAGTCTGCGGTGGTATCAGTACGCTTGACGATGATGCAACCCGGCACTGAGCCAAGGTTGTGCGCCACAGTGCGATTCGATCCCGTCCCCGTATACGTCACAACATCGAAGAACTTCGGCTGCTTGCGGAATGTCCATGAGGCGTAGGTGTTTGAACTTGCATTGATAGCCGATCCTGGGTCTAAATTAAGCGAAAACCCGTTTGAATTAAATGAACCAAACCCTGTGTATGCGGTTGCCGAATTTGTAAGGTTGCTTGAAAGCAAAGTGCCGGTGCCTCTTGGCGTGTCAAACAACAAATTGTTTGTGGCTGCTCCACGATTTTTAATCCACACCAGCCCACCCTTCGTGGACAGATCAATCCCGTTGGTTATTGTCTGCGTAGAGCCGTTGCCGGTGTAGAGAAAACACGAGAAAACGTCCTCGATAAATACCCGCTCAGCAGCACCGCCACCGAAGGCGTCGTAACTTGCAGACCCGCTGGTTTCTTGTAGTGGCATGGTTTACGCCTTGAACTGAGTGACTGAGGCCAACACGGTGAACGTGGCACTTCCGGTCTTGATTATCAGGTATCTATAGCTGTCGATGCCACTTGCATTTCCAGCAGTAGGAGCGCCACCGATCCAGCGCGTAGTGACACCAGAGGTAGTGCCATCCACTTGCACCACGTTGTTGTAGTAGGCCGTTGAGCCTTGGGTGACAAGGAAAGCAACGGTTGTGGACTGACCAGTGGACAATGCGGTGTTCAGACTAGTGCCGCTGGAAGCCCTGAAGTTAACCGTCCAGTTGGCAGAAGCGTTTGATGTGTAGTACAAAACAGATTGTGTCGTGATGTCATAGTTGATCGTGCCTGTTGCAGCAGTAGCCGATACAGTGGCAGTTTCAGCCGCGTCAGAAAGCACCACGCCAAACTTTGCGCTTGTGCCGCTGAACGTCTGAGTTCCAGTCCAAGTGTTATCAGCAGACAGTGAAACGCCAGCAGGCAATACAGTGGATGACCATGTAGTACCGTTAGAGGTAAGGACGTTGCCGCTAGTGCCGGGAGCTACAAACTGAACTGCGCTTGTACCGTTGCCAAGGATTACGTTATTGGCAGTGAGCGTTGCGGCTCCGGTGCCGCCATTGGCTACAGGGAGAGTCCCTGTTACCTGGGAGGCTAAATTGATGGTAGTTGCAAGTGCCGCACTATCCTGCCAGCCAGAACCATTGTAAATCCGAGTCGTGTTGCTGACGGTATTGAAGTACATCGCACCAGTGACAAGCGGGTTCCCGTCATTGTCCACAGTCGGGTCAGATGCCTTTGCGCCGAGGTATCTGTCATCGAACAGATCATAACTAGCCGCAGCATTTGATGCGCTTGTTGCCGCATTAGAAGCACTGGTACTTGCAGCACTAGCCGAGTTTGATGCGTTGGTGGCACTGGTACTTGCTGCGCTTGCGTAGTTGGACGCATTGGTAGCCTGTGTAGAAGCAGTAGAAGCAGAAGCAGCCGCGTTTGATTCACTTGTTGCAGCGTTTGAAGCACTTGTGGCAGCGGCGCTAGCACTCGATGCCGCAGCACTAGCACTAGAAGCAGCAGCAGCAGAAGTTCCTACCCACCATGAAGGAGAGCTGGCCGGAATGTGATTGGTGTTAGCATTTTGCAGCGAGGTATACAGAATGCCATCCGTCCCCACCACGTTTGCGTTGATCGCGTATGTCGTAGCAGACGACCACACCAACTGAATCGGCACCCAGTAAGTCGTGGCTGTAGACGGGTTCTGGTTCAGGTTGGAGTTCTGGAGAGACTGGTAAACAATCGTCTGATACGTCACTACAGAGCCGAGCTTGTATGTCGTTCCTGCGTTCCACTCCACCGAGTACAGGAATGTCCACGAACCTGTTGTGGTGACAGGGTTGTTGTTGACGTTGCCGTTAATCAGAGAGACGTAGAACTCGCCATCCGAGCCTTGGACTACATCATTTGCGTTGTAATCTTTAGACGCGATCCAAGCATTACCAAACGTCGAGGCCGTATCACCGACTGGATCACGCACTAGAATCTGCGTGTTATCAGACTTGGTGAGGATTGCTTTTGCTACGCCCTCAAAAAAGATATTTGGCTGTCTGCCAGCAGCAGTCAGAATCACCGGATTGGAGTTAGCGATTGTGCTGCGGAGCCGGTCTAAGCGGTACGCCTGATACAGTGTTTAGAAGCCCTTGCATTGCTCGTTCGCCTGAGCGATCTGCCAAAGCCTTTGCGGCAGCTCCAGCCGCAGTAACTCCAACCATTGCAGGGTTGGCGGCAATTGCTCCAACATTCAAAGCAAGCATAAGTCCATTTCCGCTTGGAGAGAGTTTGCCAATTCTTCTCAGTGCATTTTCTGAAATATTGCCTCTGACAAGATTTTCCATTTGCTCAATTTCTTGCTGGTTGAAAAATCTTATTTGCTTTGGATTCGTCAAAATTGAGGTCACAGCCTGCTTGTATTTATTGAGGATGTTACCACCTGATCCTGTTCCGGCAGTCTGAAGCCCTGCCTTATACATCGCAAAATCCAATAGCTCTGCTTTTTTGTATTGGTTATTAGCCAACCTTGCAGCATTCATTAGGTCGCTTGTATCTGGGTAATTTTGGATAAGATCGTCAATCTCATCAATCATTCTTCCAATGGCAGGCTCAGACCCTTGGCTTCTGTTATATCGCTGCCAAAGTGCTTGCCGCATTGCATCAAGTTGACCAATTGTTGTTTTGTTTGCCTGACCACGCCGGTCAAGGATTTTCAAAGCAGCGTATGTTTCTGGGAATACAGCAGGGTCGTCAACATAGTCAAATTCTTCAGCAATTTGTTTGGCTCGACTGGAAAGCCCCTGAATCTGCCCTTGGTCAAATGATAATCCAGAATCCTCTACAGCCTGATATGCTGCGTTTTTGATGTTGCGTAAAGTCTCTACAGAGGGCCGCTCTGCTTGACGTCTGAAAAGAGCCGTCATCTTAGAAGCAATAGAAGGGGCAACATTGATCGCGCCTTGTAATGCGCCACCAAAAACAGCAGACGGAATAGCTACGGAAACAGAATTTTGCGCTCTTTCGCGCAGACCTCCTTCTCCAGTTCCAGCTCCGTACAAAGCACCGCCAGCCCCAGCGGTAATGGCTGCCTGAGTCTTTGAGCCAAGCCCCTGAATGCCCCTAATCGGTGGGGCTATCATGGAAGCGCCTATAGCCCCACCAAGCTCAGAAGCCAAAGCAGTTGATGGGCTTTCTTGCTGGAATTGAGCAATCCTCTCTCTTTCCTGCCCTGTAAATCTTTCAACCTCACCAGCAAGGTTTGGCGATCTGCCCTGCATGACATTTCTAGCAGCAGAGGCCGTTCCAGCCATTCCGCCTACCAGTTCATCACCAAAGCCAAATGTCATGCCCTGCAATGCAGCGCGAGGTGCGCCGGTAGAAACTCCGATAGGAGCTGGAGAGCCAGATTCTGCGGTAGGCTCATATCCTGACTGGCGAGCAATTCCTACCATCTCCCCGAAGCCTTGTTGGGACAGTTTTATGCTGTCCGCAAACTGGCCCATCGGAACTCGACCTTTGTAATCTTTATTCCAAAGACGGAAAGCAAGTTCGCCGTCAGAAATTGAATTGTATTGCGGATATTGCTGCCGTATTTGTTGAATATCCATAGTCAAAGAATCCCCAGAGGATCAGGATTGGAATCGCTAGACATTCCCATAGCGGAAGGATATGCCGAGAATTTGTTCATAATATCAGAGTAGATTCTTTCCAGCCTGTTTAAGTTCTCAAGAAGCTGCTCTTGTCCTTGGCTTTGACTGATAGAGCCAAGGCTTGATTTCAGCAAGTCCATTTCTCTTTCTGTTACTGCGCCAAGTGCCCCGCCTGTAGGGCTTGCTTCGCGCATGGCTTGCAGGCGATCAAATGCTATTCCTGCTGATATTGTGTCAGCAAGCTGAGAGGCATCAAACGCTGGCGTCCCTGGAATTTTTGCAACCTGAGCGCCAGTGAATCCAGTGATAGGCTCAAAAGCAGATTCGCCAGATACCATAGACTTGTATCTTCCAATGTCCTCCAGAACAACGTCAGAGTATCGCTGTTGCGTTTGTTGCGCTTGCCGTCTAGCGGTGTCAACGGGGCCGCCTGGGGTTGGCTTCACTCCGATAAAATTGCCGCGCTCGTCATACTCGTTCATGTAGCCAGAAGGCGGAGTGGCTGGCGGAACATTGATATTAAAGCCTCCTTGCGTGCCGCCAGTCCTGAAAAATTCTTGATATTCTGGCGTACCCTCTCGAAGTCCAGCAGCTTGCGCTCTAGCTTGCAGAGTTTGAAGCGCAGCAGGAATTTCAGCAGCTTTTTGTTGCTCAGGAATGGCAAACGCTTGCTGGCCGCCCCTAAACACAACATCACCGGGCCTATAAACCTTTTCCTCGACTTGTGGAGGCGTGATGTAGCCCATTGCCATGCCTCGATTGACCGCGCCTAAAAGCTCTCTCTGGAGCGATTGGTAGGCATTGCGATCGCCAGCGCGGGAAAGCTGTGCAAGCTGGGTGATGCGAACAGTGTCGGACGGATCGGCATCTGGGAAATTCTTGAGAAGCTCGATTCGCTCACGCCCCAGGCTAATCACGCTATCTAGGTCACCAGCAGCAAGTAGCTTAAGAGCCGACTCTGCGTCTTGGTACATAGCTCTTTGTCGAGCCTGCGTCATCTCAGCGCGTTGCATCTGGGCTTCACGCTCACGCCCAGAACGAATGTAGGCGTTTTCTTCCTCTTGCAGCATCTGGTCACGAAATTGCGGGACGGTGTTGGAGAATGCAGCACCAAGCCCTCTAAGCAGCAAGCCAATATCTTGAGCCATCTTAACCCCCGTAAAAACGATATGTGCCGCCCAAAGCAGAAGCGAGATTTGTAGGATTCAGGACGTTGAACGAAGGATATCCCGGAATTCCTGTGCTGACCTGACCAGTTGGGATTGTTGTGCGAGCGCCGTATCCCTGAAGTGTTGGGCCGACAGTGTTAGCAAAGCCACTTGATTGCTGGCCCTGATTTCCGCCGCCAAGCTGATAACCCAGTGCCGCAGAATTCAATGCATTTCCAATCATCTGCCCGTAGTTTGTTTGCGGGGTAGGGGTATATTGCTGACCAGCAAGCAATCCAGACTGCCGAGCCGCCAATTCCTCTGCTGACATTGCCCTTTGATTGGCAGCGTTCTGCATGGCCGCAATCTGGTCGGCAGTGTAGGTCTGCTGAAGATTAAGCCCTGTCTGACCATACCCACCCAGAAGGCTTGCAAGGGCATTGCCTTGGTTTAGAGCGTAACCCTCCAGCCCTGTTGTAGCTCCACCAATCTGAGCCGCTAGAAGCTCACCAGCTCTAGCACGTTGCTGGGCTACGTCTCTAGCCGCTGTGCCTTGTGCGTTAGCGATATTTGTACCAGTGGAAGTGGCGAGATTCGCCAAATTTGTGCCGTATTGACTACGCTCACCAGCCAATGCGCCTCTCTGGCCTGAGATATTTTGAGCTGTGTTCATTCCAAGGCTTGCAAGGTTAGTCCCCATGCTGGTTTGGATTCCAGCACCAGTGCCAGCCGCCTGAAGCCCCTGCCCAGACAATGAACGAAGGTTTTGAATCTGCTGCTGCAATCCCTGTGATGCAAGCCCTTGACCGAAGCGAACAAGCTCCTGCTGTACTCGTCCACCACCAAGGCCACCAGTAGCAGCAGCGCCAGCCAATGTGGAACGCTCGCCTTGCTCTCTCAGGAATTGGACATAGGGGCTTTCTTGATACGCTTGGTTGAAAGCATCCCGCCCCAAAGCACCAGACAATGCCAATTCCTGCTGAAGCGCCGTTGTGCCAGCCTGCTGATAGGGCTGGATCATCTCACCAGCAGAGCCAAAGGTGCGCTCAATGTCGCCTCTGGCTTGTGTTCCTGCTTGTCTGAGGTCATCAATATTCAGATTGTACAGGCGAGCCACTTCCTCCATTGCGGGGTCAAGGTATCCTTTCGCTTCGGTTTGCGCCCCTCGGAGAGTGGAGATTACCTTGTCTAATCCCTCTTGCGTGGCTTGTTCAAAACCATCTGCTGATAGGTCTGGCCCATAGCGCGAGCAAATTGCTCAGGCGTTACCCCATATTCATCCATCTTTGCGCGAAGGATGGATGGATCAATATTAGGGTTATAGGCCATATAAGCGCGGATCGCTTCGTCCGTGGCATTACCCGGAGTCACGCCTGCCAAAGCCTGCTGATAGCCGAATTGACGAGTCACCCTAGCAGGATCAAGCCCAGTGGCGCGAGCAAGCTGCTCAGGTCTCACGCCAAATTGCTGCATGGCTTGATAGACTTGTTCTTCGCTGGCATTAGGATTCACGGCGAAAAAGTTTCTAATCGCCTCGTCTGGCACATTGCCAGCAGTAGACTGAGCAACTGACTGATTCAGGAACTCTTGTCGGACACGGTTAATATCAATCCCCGTTGCGCGAGAAAGCTGCTCAGGACTGACGTTATATTGCACCATCCCCTGATAGACTTGCTCGGCAGTCGCATCGGGGTTGGCTGCAAAAAAGTCTCTAATCTCTTGATCGCTGACAGCCATCTTTGTTTACTCCTACATCCCGCCGCGTGGAAGTTCTTGGCCGGCGAACAAGCCAGCAAGCAATTGAGGATCGTATTGTGTTTTTGAAGGCTGCAAGCGGCTGTAATCAATAGGCGTTCCCATGATCGCCGCACGCTGCAATGGAAGGCCAGCAAGCAAGGCACGTTGGGCATCCATGTACCCTTGTTGCGTCATTCCAGCAACGGGGCTATACAGCCGCCCAACCAGATCAAGCCCCTGCTGCATACCCTGCTGACGCATCTGCATCCCGCGCTGCATTGCTTGGTCTCGAATGTTCTGGGCATTTTGATACCCCGGAGCAAGCATCGTCATGGCCTGGTTGATTCGCTGCGTTTCAAGCTCATTGGCTTTACGAGTAGCATTTCTGGCCTCGCGGCGATCCAATGCGCCACCAGCCAAAGATGCCGCACCAGCTCCGAGCGCCGCCTTAGCAGCAGTTGAACCCATTAGCGCCTTTCCACCAGCCAAAATTGCAGTTTCAATACCCATACACCCACCTCTCTCCGAACTTTCGGAATTGCAGTGATTCTAGCAGTTTAACTAACCCTTTTCTCGAATCAGGGGCCGTTGTCCAAATAATTTTGAAGCCTTTTGAAACAAACCATTCAATGCCTTTTTTCATCGTCTCGCGTATTGACCCGCGATCTCGATAACGGCAGGCAACGTGAATCTCTATATCGTCATCGTTGACCTGCACCAGCACCAGCAGCTTTTCATCCATCATAAGGACTGCCCACTCAGGATGGATGCCAATCGGGTCAAACTGAATCAACCTTCTTACGGAAGGCTCGTTCAGAATCTCCAATGCCTCGGCATCGCTTGCATCTCTTACACTAATTTCCATCCCTGAGTCACATCCCCGCCAATGTCTGGAAGCATTTTTCGGTATTCAATCGAACCAGCCGCGCCAGTGGAATCAATATAAAGACTGTACTGCCTTGCAGTCACAACACCTTCTGGGCTTCCTGTGCCGATGATAGGAATGCTCAAAGAGGCATCAAGCGTCCAAGTCCTAAAAACTTGAGTCATCGTGCCATTGGCCTCGATGATAGGTTGTGCGGCATTCAAGCGTGGTGTTGTACTCATTTGGCACCAGGGATAATGTCGGCGGTCAATTGGATAATCACTGGCTTGACCGGATCGCTAAGCGTGAATCGGAACACTTCAAAACGACTCGCTCTGCCATTGCGTCTCCAGATAGCGCGACGATTATATTCACCGACCTTGCCGATCTTCCTCAGTCTTTGATCCGACCACGTTTTACCGTCATTGCTTCTATCCATCGCAATCACCGGATCAACGGAATCAGTATTCCCGACGCCTGATTCCACTGTGAGTTCAATCGACGGCACGAAGATTGACTGCATATTGTTTTGAAAAGGCTGTGTAGCAACGGTGCGGATGATGTTGTTTCCGTACTCTGTAAACAGATCGGGGTTGATCTTGCCAATGCGCCCGTCAATCTGATCGCCGCAGAAAACGTGGTTATAGGCTTGCGTCATACCAGAAATGCGATACCCGAAAAGCTGGTTGTCATAGTAGGACTTTCGCTCGTGCCATCGCTTTGAGGCGTGGTCATAAACCAGCGTCGAGTTAGGCAGCGCAAACGCAACGAAATACGCGCCATTCTGACTGTAGGCCCATGAATAGATATTCGCCAATTGGTCATTGGTCAGAGACTTGAGAATAAAGTCTATCGCCACCGAGGATATTTTCTGCGTGGAGTTGCCAGCAAAAGCCCAGATAGACGGAGATTCATTGATCCCGCCACCGACCCACATGAAGGTGTCTTGGGTTGTGATTAGCGAGTAAGGAGCGAAAACGCCTTTATCCAAAAACAAGCCGGTTCGCTGGAAGGGAAAATCAGAGCCGCCGATATTCTGGAAGGCCTCAAAGGTCTGGCTCCCTGAGATAAACAACTGATTCTTGAACACGATGGGAGCCACGATCACATCAGGATCGGATTCTGCCGTACCATAGTCGAGGGCATTCCAGCTTAGGCCATCGTTTATAGCTGATACGATGAATTTCTTAGTATCCGTCGAACAGACAAAGTAGCCATCCACGAACACCACAAACTGAGGGTTCCCGTTGGCATCAAAGTCGAGGTCTGTGATCTGGGAGAAAGTGTCGGTAACGTGGTTATAGATGTACCCATTACCACCAGGCACAAGAACCATCAACTGAGTGCCGTTATCAGCCATTGATACTCGCGCAGTCCCAGCGATAGTTCCCAACTCAACGAGGTCATAAACCTCAGCAGGGACGGTCGCTGTTTGATCCAGCCGGTACAGTTTATCCCCGTTCACAAAATAGGGCGCACCAGCCATCGTATGAGCGCCCCTGTTCGCTTGCAGCACAACACCGCTGGTCTCTACTTGCTCAATGCCCGGAGTGCCTCTAAGCGTCTCCTGAGCCAGCGCCGGAGCGCCCTCAACAACAACATACCAATTCGTGCATTCCTGCGCCGAGATCGGCAAGGAATTGGATACATAGAATCCATTTGTAATCGGCAGTTGAGATACAGGCATCAGAGGACGCTCAATACAGCGTTCACGGCAATCACGCTGTCAGTTGTAGAGCCATTTTGCACAAAAATTTCAAGGTAATCGTTTTGGTTTAGCGTACCGCTAAAGAATGTCGCTATTGCCCTTGGTGCACCTGCGGAAATGGTATCTGTCATCTTGGTGGATGCCACTGTACCGTTCTTGGCAATGTAAACAGAAATGGCATGGTTACTGCCAGATGATACGTTTAGGGTCACAATCGCGTTGGCAATGTGTCTGCTGGTCTGGCCTGTGTAGGTGATCCGGCCATTAGTGCTGGCTGTAAATCCTGCTGACACATCTCCCACAACAAATGTCGCCACAGCCTTGACCGGAGTGGCAGTTGAACTAATCGTTGTCGTTGTGGCATTGCCCTCCACAGAGACAGAGGCGTAAGTAGCCTCGCTGGTGGAGCTGATCTCAATCGTTTGCCCGCTTGTTGCTACAGCAATCCCCGTCCCGCCTACCAGAGAAACAAACGTAGGGCTGGCCGCAGAAATGTTCTGCATCAAAGGCTCGCCAGTCGTGTTGACCGAGAAGTTGTGAGCGATCTCGATGCCGTTATCAGGGGATACGTTGGTGACAATACCCGCGCCATCCTCGATGTTTCGGATGAAATTATCCGTACCCTGAATGTCCAGAATCGGAGTGCCTGATACAGCACCATCCTGGGCAATCGTCCCCGTGACCCCAAGGCCGCCAAGGAAGTTGTCATAGGAGATTTTGTAGTTGTAACCATTGGCAAAGAAGCCAAGGTAAGAGCCTGACAAGATACTGGTCTGGGCCGTGAAGTCGCTCTGCTTTACACCATAGGCGCGATCAACCATTTGTCTGATTCTCCAATGCAATCGTTCCGATTGTTTCAGCCAGGATGGATTCTTCACTGTCTGGGTAGAAGTTCCAAGTCCAGCCATAGCCAGAATCGCTGTTACCAGAGCCGATGGGAAGCGTGGAAGGCATACGGGTTGCGCCTATGGTCTGACCAAGCATTCGCATCGCCTGTAGACCCTCTCTAGCTTGGAGCACCAGGGCATCTGTCACCACGCCGCCGTAGTCGGGAGCCACCTCAATCGCCACGTTTGCGATCACGCCACGCAAAGCACCGACAGGCACCGTCACCTGATCGGCAAGGTCTGAGACTTGCGTATATCCAAGGTGGATACCCTGCGCGTCCAGAGACAACATATAGTTATTCATGGCGAAGATGAAATCCTGATATTCATCTGCCTCTAATGGAGCTTCAGAGGCTTGAACGAGGATTCTTTGGAGTGACGCTTTCGCAACTTGAGCAACGGTAGCCATTATTCAAACCTCGGCTTCTTCTCAGTCTTAGCGGCCTGCTTAAATGCTTTTGCAGTTGGAGCGCCCTTGCTGCCAGCCTTACGCATTCTCTCTCCAGAGCCAGCTTTGATTCGCTCACGCTTAGCGTGGATGTTTGCGTATAGACCTTTCATGGCTTAGTCCTTGTGTCGAGGAAGACGTTTCTTGCGCGTCTCAGGCTCAGGCTTGGCCTCTTTAGGCACCCAGCCAAGGGCAATGGCAGCCTGTTCGCTTTCTTTGTTTACTGCGATCTCAGTGCCGTTAGGCTTTACCCAGATATTCATCACCACTTTTCCTTGGCGGCCCAAAATGCCGCTGACATTTTGCCTTTTTCGATGTTTTTAGCGTGTCGAGCCATGAATGATGCTCTGCGATTCTTGTCTGCTTCGGATTCGCCTTTTCTGGGAGGAGAGCCGCTCACTCCCTGCTGGCCGAATCGGATTGTCTTGATCTGATCGCCTTCTTTTGCGACCACGATATGTGATTTCGTCGGATGGTTCGGAGTGCGCTTGGGGCGGTTATAGCCCTCTACGCCAGCTCGTTCAAGTCGCGGGTCTTTAGCTTTTGGCATTTTTCACCCCGTTAAGAAAATGGCGCACCCCCAAGTGAAGGTGCGCCATCATTAGTTACGCCACGCCGAAGGCTTGGCCCGCCATGAATGGATTAAACGTAGCGTAAGCAGGCAGAAGGTCGAAACGAATCTTCTGGGTGTTCGCATCACCGTCAGAGTACTTGGTGACGCGGATGCTCATGCCATCCTGAGTTGTTGCTACCGTGTCAGTCATGTACAGCTTCGGCAGCTTAACGGTGCCAAGGCCGAATGCCTGCTTGTGGTAGAACATTGCAGGCTGGTACACGGTAGAAGCAGAACCCAGCAGGGTTACTACGTCACCGCTTACCGGAGCGGAGGCGACAGTATTGTACTGGCCGTTCGCTTCGTAGATTGCTGCGCCAGCGACTACCAGGTTACCAGCACCAGAAGCGTTCAGGGTAACGTCAGCAGTTACCACGCCGCAGAAAATGATGGCAGAGCCAGCACCATCAACGATCTGAGTACGGGTAGACAGGTTCAGGCGATTGCGACCAGTGATGGTGATGATCTCACCAGCTTTAACGGTAGCGTTTGCGCTAAAGCCAGTCACAGCCAGCGTCTGCTTCATCGTGTCCTTGTGAGCCACGTAAGTCACAGTCGGGTCAGCCGACAGTGTACCAGCGCGGTCAGAGGCAGTGCCTGAAGTGTAGCTTGCCAGAGCGTTAGAGGTCAGAGCGCGAAGGCCAGCGAAGTTCGGGCTAATCTGGCTCTTTTCCCATGCGGTCATCACCAGCTTGTCGCCAGCGTGCAGGCCAGTCTGGGCAGAGGCCAGAGTTGCTGCTACGAAGGGGTTAACAACGTAGTACTTCTCGCCTTCCATCGGTACGCCCATGGACTGCATGAAAGCAGCAGCGCCAGCAACGTCAGACCAAGCGTCGATTGCAGTGCCAGGAGAACCGTACTTCAGGTTGCAGTTCTTAAGCATATAGCTGGACAGGTCGAGTTCGAGATCAGTGACCAGACGGGTAGCCATCGGGGCCAAAATGTCCTCAAGCTGATCCAGTTCCAGAGCTTCTTCAATGTTCGTCCACTCGGTGGCAACAGTGAAGTAGTCCTGAACCACACCAGATGCCTTACCGGCAATGATGTCAGACTTGGTGGACGCGGAAATGTCACCGCCAGCGGTACGGATGGACTTGTAATCCGTGGGACGCTTGAAGTCGACAGTGGAGCCAGTAGACGGGTTGAACTGATTGCTCAGAAGCTGAGTGTCAACAGTGCGTGTCAGAACACGGCTGGACTCAAACTTATCCAAGAATACACGAGCGACTTTACGGCAGCGTTTCGAGGCTGGTTCAGCGGATCAGGCGTTTTAGTTACCTTGGGTTTCATGGCAACAGCTTTGGCTTTAAGTTCGGTCGCTAGTCTCACAGCCGCCGTGGTCACTGGCATCTGCACAAGTCGCTCAAGTTCTAACTGGTTCCGAGCAAGATACTTAGTCAGAAGTGGCCCGTGGTCATCGGCGAGAATCATTTCCACCAGTGCTGGGTCAATCCCGTATCCTGCAACCAGAGTTCCAGCCTCCTGAAGTTCCTCGGCAGCGACACCAAGTTTTCTGGCTCGCTCTGCGTAGGCTTTGACTTCTTCTTGCTGCCTCTCCTGCTGTCTGCGTTGCTGCTCCATTTCAGCCTGCTGGCGCTGCCATTGCAGTGCCTGTTGCTGGGCTTCCCATGCAGTAGCTTCGCGGATGGCCTGATCCCTCGCCACCAGTTTCTGTCTGTACTCTGTGTCAGAGAGTGCAAACGGGTCTGGTGCTTCTGGGACTACGGGCCGTCCTTGCTGGGGAATCTTTGCCTCAAGTTCTTCAAGACGCTTTCTCAGGGCTTCGGCTTCTCGCTCTTTTTCACGGAGCTTAAAGACCTTCTTCCCTACGGCCTCGTTAAAGATTCGCTGCTGTTCCTCAGTAAACTCGACAGGTTTATCGTGCGCCGAGTTAGCACTATCGGTGTCTGATTCCGAATCAGGATCGGGAGTTTCCTCCTGCGCCATTTCCTGATCTTCAGCTTCTAGCGTCTCCTCGATCTCCTCTTGCTCGATCAAATAGCCGCCGTCATCTGGTTGCAGATTGCTCATGATTGCCCCTATAGGTAATTTGCCACGAAAGGAGTCGTGTACTCTTTACTACGCCTCGGAGTAGGCCGAGTGCCTTAGCTTATCCTGCCACTATTTAGCGAGATTTGTCAATCTGGCTGTCTTTCCTGCTCTTGCGGTAGCAATGCTCTCAAAGCGGAGCCGCCAGCTAAAACGCCACCAACGCCTGCCATGAGGTTAGCGGAATCACGCTTTGCTGGGTCAAAGGCTGCGTTGATTGATCGAATGTTGGCAGGATCGAATACCACCCTTTCTGTCAGCGTCCTTTCGACTGGCATCATGGATGCAATGTCGTTTCCGTAATACCGAGCGAAATCGCTATATTCCATGCCGCTTTTCAGTGCCTGCTCAATCATTGCTCTTGGCATTACAGGATCACCCATTTCTTGCGACCGCCTTACAATTGCCAAAAATACATCATCAGGCAATGCCTGATCTGGGCTTAATTTGATCCGATCAGAATAAACATCAACCGCATCGTATCCTTTGCTCATTATCTCTCTAGTTTTCGCGTACCTTTCTTCGGGAGTCCCAAGGCGCATACCTACGCCTTCGTTTTTCCGCCAGTCATAAGGGTTTTTAGCCCTAAGATATACTTGCTGAACATTAGGCGAACGACCCGCTGCATATTGATTGGCTATTGCAGGATTGGGCGAAAAGTAAAACCCTTTGCCGAACCATCCTTCATCTGTTTTGCCCATCTTTAACGGATCAAACTCATCAAAACTTTCGCCCGATCCGTGGTAAAACACATTATCAACGTCAAACCCAAGTTCCCTTGCCCTCTGCATCCTAGCAGCCTGAGACATATCTAAACCACGAACAGCCTTAGCCGCCGCATCTCCAATAACAGGCACCACACCCAAAGCAGTCGCAACACCGGCCAAAGCAGCGCCAGGGTAGTTGCCTTGACTCACTTCCCTGCGAACATCACCAACACCAGCGGCCTCACTAACGCCTGGAACAAAGTCCACCGAGCCTGTCAGCATATCCGCATAGCGTGATCGGTCGTAACCTTCGCGGCCAGCGATGTTGCTTGATCCCAATAGGTTCGACACTGCACTTGAAACAGTGTCGCGGAAAGCTGGGTTAAGCGGATTCCATGAGCGTGTAGGAGCAACAATCTCTTGCGGTCTAGGGACTAACCCTCTGAGTGCTGATTCAGCCATGTTATTGCCTCATAAACGGTGGAACCATCGCTTCAGCCACCTTGATCTGCGTGTCCACCTGCTTGCTAAGGGCCGAGGTGTTGTCAAGGTTGATTCTTGCTCCTGCCTGCTCTGCTTTGATCTGAGTGTCGATTCGCTTGGTCTCAGAGTCAAAAGCCTTGATTTGCGCGTCAATCTGGCTATTGGTGTTGGAGTTGTCGTAGTTCTGCGCCTGAATCTGGAGCTTCATGTTCTCCAACTGAAGTTTCATCGCATCGTTCTGGGCCTGCATCTGCTGGGCCTGAGCCTTGAGCATTTCAGCCTGTGCCAGAACCATGTTCGGGTCTTGTGCCTGACCCTGAGACTGCATCTTCATGGCAAGCTCTTGCTTTTCCTCGTCGGTCATCTGCTTCTCAGGAATGATCCCCTGAGCAATCATCTGAGCGCGTCTGCGTTCTGCCAGCGCATCTGCAACCGGACTGACCACGTTCTTCAGCAGCAGGTCGCCGCCCAACTGAAGCAATGACGGGTCAACCTGAGCCAGCTCCAGCATGGTTCTAAGAGTCTGCTCCTGACGGTTGCGGAAGGACGGGCCAGCCTTGCAGGTGACATCGTACGTCCCGACCGACAGATCGTTTACCTTCACAACTTTCCCCGTCTGCATATCAATCACTTCCTGATTGATCGCCTTCATCTCAAAGCTGCCATCCTGATACATCAAGCGCATTTGACGCTGATTGTCATAGACCTTGGGGATAGCAGAGACAAGAATCTTGCCTGTGTAGGCAATGGCGATTTCAAGGGCTTTAAAGTATTTGAAGGTGCCGTTGTCGCCCTTGTTCTGGAGCCGTTCAATAGCAACACCAGACTGGAGGCCGGGGTTATCGCCCATGTTAGACGCGAACATCCCAGCAGACATACCAATCACGCCACGCATGGCCTCGGAGATATTCCTGAGTCCTGGGTTGATCTGAGCGCCACCAATCTGCGGAGGTGGATTCTGCACTGAAGGATCGGGGTTGTAGAACTGCACCGGATCGGCGTTGGTGTTAAGCGTTTGAAGCTGAAGCTCATGCCCAGCCGCCTGCTGCATGGTCATCCAGTACTTAGCCCGTGGGGCCAGAGCGCCTTCCTCGATCTCGCGGGAGAGCGAGTAATTAAGAACACGCTGGGAATCCATCAGCTTTTCGACAGCGCCGTAGTAGATGGTCTTGTTTTCAAGAACTTTGAAGTTGGCGAAAACCGGAACGACAGGGATGTAGCAGAATACCGTGTCCCGATCATCCTCCAGCCAGCCATTAGCATCAAAAAGCCTAGAACAAACCTTCTTGTACTTGCGCTCCCTGCGTCGAACCTCAGTCACTCCCAGCATGGCGAGTTCATCGCGGATCATCTCAAAGTCATCGTTTACTTCGTGGACTTGCCCGTTGGACATCAAGACAAGCTCGCGCATTTCTTCTTCGACGTACAAAAGCTCACCAATTACCACGACCTCGGCCTTGTCATAGTAGGCATCGCCCTCGCGGTCATCTGATACAGACGACCCAGAGCCTTCCGGCCAGCGAGCGCGATATTCATCGGTCGCAATAGGATGTAGGACAAAGCAATAACGCGCGTCTGACTTGTCTTGAATAAGAGAGGCAGGGTCAAACCACACTCGGTCAATCGCGTTATGGATAGGCTCAATCAAAAGGTCTTGGTCGAAGGAGTTATCGTCGGCGAACTTCTGCACAACACGCCATGCGTCATAGCCGCAAGTCACAGCCATCCGACCAGCGGCAGCATAGGTTGTCGAGGCGTTGGAAATAGTCTCTAGGTTGCGGATGATGCCGTCATAGACCTCGGCGACCTCCTTTGTTGCGCTTCCACCAGCGGGTGAAACGACCACATCAAAGTCCGCCTGCTCAAGCTCTCCGGCGATCTGGTCAACAATGGGAGAGGTCATGTCGAAGGTATAGCGGGGCTTGTTGATGTT